TCTTATGGCAATTGCTCCCAATGCTTCATCTTCCATTCTTATGGGCAATACCTCTCCTAGTGTTGAACCTTATCGGGCTAACGCTTATCGCCAGGATACTCTTTCGGGCGCTCACCTGAATAAGAATCGATTCCTTGATAACATCATTAGAGAAAAGTGCGGCACCGACATTACTGCTACGTTAAATTACGACGAGATCTGGCGCAGTATCATCGCCAATGATGGATCAGTTCAGCATCTAGACTGGATGGATGAGCACACAAAAGAAGTGTTTAAGACTTCTATGGAGATCGACATGCGTTGGGTTATCGAACATGCAGCTGACCGACAACAGTATATCGATCAGGCGCAGTCGATCAACTTGTTCTTCCGTCCGGACTCGCATATTAAATATATTCACGCCGTTCATTTTCTGGCGTGGAAAAAGAAACTCAAGACACTCTACTACTGCCGCTCAGAAAAGATCGGTAAAGCCGACAAAGTACATAAGAGACTTGAACGAGAGATTATTAAAGAAATCGACATGGCAGCTGTAGCTCAAGGGAACGACTGTATCGCATGCGAGGGGTAATGGAGCAAGAAACTTCTAAGCAAGAATCACATAGACCATATGTGTGGTGGATTATGAGAATTGTAGAAATGATTACTTGTGCACATATTATTGCAGGCGTATGGAGACATTGGTAAATGGATGCACACGACTTATATCACAAGATCGCTGATCTCTGGTCTCAGCATGTTAACAAACACAGCGGAATAGTCAATCAGCCCGATAGCACTATCAGAGTCTGCGTTTGGACAGATCAAGGATATTGCGAAGTTAAAGATGTTAAATTTAATAATGATTTAAAGATTATAGAATTGGAGCTTGACGAATGAAAGAAGTATTGAAATTTTATGCGGACTGGTGTGGTCCATGCAAGATGTTGTCGAAAACTCTTGAGAATTTGAAGGACAACGACATTCCTATTCGCGAAGTAGATATTGATGAACAAACTGATCTAGCGGTACAATATAATGTACGCAGCGTCCCAACTATGGTATTATTAGAGAATGGCAGCGAGGTCAAGCGAGTCGTAGGTTCAATGTCGCTTGAAAAAATAAAAGAATTCTTAAGATAAGGAAATACAATGGCTCATCTCGTTGCTAATCTACCTCCATTACACTGTTACGTTAGAAAAGAATTTCTATATGATTTTCAAAAAGGATTTGGAGAGTACGAGCCATGTATATGGGTCAGTATCAAATCTATAAGAGGGCAGGCTTTCCGTATTGAGTCATATCTTCCTAACTATGGAGCACTTTACGACAAGCTGCCGCTCAACGCGTATGTGTCGCGTAACACCGAATTAGTTAAAGAAGATTTCTTACCTTTAGATGTTCTTCAGATATGGGATTGTTTCAGTCACGACATAACTGTAATAAAGAAGTCGTTCTTATCAAATCTAACTGCTAAATTCTTTGGTAAAGATAAACACTGGTATCAGGGTTCATATATGTTCACTGCCGATAATTCTTGTCCTGATACTAATGTGTTAGACACCACGTACGCAGAGTGGCCCGAAGATCACAAGTCGTTTAATTTTATTATGTTGGACAACGGCCAGTTCGCAGCACAACCTAACAACAGAACTATATTTTTAGACGCAGCTTCTAATCCACCAACATTAAGTATGCCCGATTTTAAAGTATGTACGAAACTATATCGAGTCGAGACTAATCCTAAGTGGGCACTAGGCAATACAACTACTGTCATGTACGACAAGTAATTTAGAGGAATTCATGGTTAAGAATAAGTTAAATCTAACGGACGAAAGAAATACATTTAAACCATTCAACTATCCTTGGGCATATGAGGCATGGTTGAAACACGAGCAGAGTCATTGGCTTCATACAGAAGTGCCTATGGCCGAGGACGTCAAGGACTGGAAGAAGAAACTAACAGATGAAGAAAAACAATTCCTTACTCACATCTTTCGTTTTTTTACTCAAGGAGATATTGACGTTGCTGGTGGCTATGTCAATAATTACCTACCTTATTTCCCGCAACCGGAAATCAGAATGATGTTGCTGGGCTTCGCAGCCCGCGAAGCTCTTCATATCGCAGCGTATTCTCATCTTATTGAGACACTAGGACTGCCTGAGACTACATATAATCAGTTCCTAGAGTACCAAGAGATGCGCGAGAAGCACGACTACGTCATGGAGATCTCTAGTAAGAATGGTACTAAGGAGTCCACTGCTACTCATATCGCAGTATTCTCTGCCTTCACCGAAGGTATGCAGCTGTTTAGTTCATTCATCATGTTGTTGAATTTTCCTCGTCACGGTAAGATGAAGGGTATGGGTCAGATCGTAACTTGGTCTATCGTCGACGAGACTCAACACACTGAGAACATGATCAAGATGTTTAAAGAATATATAAAAGAAAATCCAGAGATATGGAATGACGAACTCAAATCAAAACTCTACACCATCGCCGAGAGAATGGTTGTACTCGAAGACCGTTTTATTGATCTGGCATTCGCTATGGGCCCTATGGCTGATCTGGACGCTAGTGACGTTAAACAGTATATCCGTTATATTGCTGATCGTCGTCTTATTAGCATGGGGCTTAAGGGTATAATGAAGGTTAAGAAGAATCCTCTACCTTGGGTAGAGGAAATGATCAACGCGCCAACTCACACTAACTTTTTCGAGAACAGAGCTACCGATTATGCAAAGGGAGCGACTACTGGATCTTGGGACGATGTCTGGGCTTAAGGAGAAAACATGGCGGTAAGACACTTTGACTGCGACTCCTGTGGAGCACACGGTAAGATATCCTTTAAAGAGGGTACTTACCAGACTCAGGACATAGCATATTGCCCATTCTGTGGCAGCGACATATACGAAGCTGAAGACTACGAAGAAGACGCCGATGACGAATAGGCGTCAAAAAGTACTGTTTTTGATGTACAGAATAAAAAATATAAAGACTTTACTTAAGAAACTAAAGATTTTTTGATCAATAAATATTCCATTGCTAAAGCAATTAGACAATGGAATATTTGACATGTGGATTTACCAAGGACATGAATTTACTGATGAACAGATAGGAAAGTACATAGGGTACGTCTATCTAATTACTAATAAGACTAATAATAAGAAGTACATTGGTAAGAAACTCTTTTGGTTCTCAAAGACTAAGACGGTCAAAGGCAAAAAGAAGAAAGAAAAAGTTCTTTCTGATTGGAAACAATATTTTTCTTCTTCTGAAGACCTAAAGAAAGATGTTCGTGAACTAGGCGAACATAATTTCATACGTGAAATATTATATCTTTGTAATAACAAAGGTACTTTATCATATCTAGAACTACGCGAACAAGTCGATCGCCGTGTCTTAGAATCTGATGAGTATTATAACGCATTTATAGGCGGGAAGATAAACAAATCTCACGTAAAGCTATGACATACTTACTACTAATAACAGCAGTCGCGCTATCGACCGTCGCAGAATATTATGCGATCATGGGTCTAATAGCTATATTTTCTGGTGCTACTATTCCTATCGCAGTCATGGGAATAGTCTTAGGTATCGCTAAGATTATCGTAACGTCTTGGCTCTATCACAATTGGAAAAATACTCCATTTTTAATGAAGAGCTACTTTGTAGTAGCGATAACTATACTTATGCTACTCACAAGCATGGGTATATTTGGTTATCTGTCTAAGGCGCATTCTGAACAGGGTGTTATATCTGGGACGGCTCTAGCTGAAGTTACTCTCATAGATGAAAAGATAAACGTTCAAAAGGAGAATATCAATGCAGCTCGTAAAACGCTTATTCAGTTGGATAACCAAGTCAACGCCGCCCTCGAAAGAACCACTGCCGCAAGTGGAGCCGATCGCTCCGCCGCCCTTAGAAGAAGTCAAGCCAAAGATCGAGCCAGCGCCATTGCCGACATCGAATCAGCCCAAAAAGAGATCACCCGCTTACAAGAAATCAGAGCCCCGAAAGCAGCCGAACTTAGAAAAGTCGAAGCCGAAGTCGGTCCCATCAAGTACATCGCAGCCCTCATCTACGAAGAAAAGGCCAGTGAAGAAATCCTCGAAAAAGCCGTACGCTGGGTAATATTACTGATAGTATTTGTATTTGATCCTCTGGCGGTGTTGATGTTCATCGCCTATAATCAAAACTTAGCTCAATCACGCGTCATCAAAAGACGCGTGATTATTGAAGAAGAAAAACTAGAACCTATTATAGAAACCCATATTGATGAAATTAATAATTCTGACTCAATTTATACAAAAGATTCAATAAACATACACCTTGTTAATCCTACAACTGGTATAGGAAGAATATACGAATATTGATTTTACAATAATTCGTGCACGGTGTATAATGTATCTTCCGGTATACAGTATAACATTATGGGTACTTTAACTGATTACTTTGATAGAATCTCTCACAAACCTACGTATCACTTAGGAGATCGAGTAAGTGGTGAGTGGAATGGAATTCCTTGGATAGGTACTGTAGGTGTTGAACGTCGACTATATCCTGACAAGCCTCCAGTTATGACAGTCTTTGTAGACTTACCTATTCTGTTTGAAGGTAAGTATTATCGCATTATCAACGTAGATCCTTCTACTGTTAAGAGACGCACTCGTCGAACTTGATATCCTTAAACAGAATATTCTTTATAGTGATATAATTACTTTATCTTATATAGTGATGGTATAACATGACAGAAAACGAAGACGAACGCTACAGACTAAATCTGCAAAACATAGCTAAAGAAACTAAATTTCTAGCAGTGACTAGGTTTCTTGCTTCTAGACTTATGGATAATCCATATCTTAGTGTGGAAGAATTCTTAGTTACTCTAACTCCCGATGATCTCAGTTTGCTATTGGATGTATGCGAACATGCTATGGCTTTAGACGAAGATGAAGAACACGAAGTTACTCGTATTGACGAACTCGTGCTTATATCCAACATGCTTGCTTTGGGAGAAGGTCTGGACAATGCAGATCTAGATACCGCTATGAACAGAATGAATCAACTCTCGGTGTTTTTAACTCTAGAGAGTCTGAAGCGTAAGGGTCTCGCTAAACTTTATTATGAAAATATGTCGTTTGGCGAGGATTTTAATGATAAGGTGATAGCAGAGAAACCTTGAGGTAACTATGGGAGAAAGACAAGTGCCCGCACTTTTGAGAGCTAAAGTCGACGCTGGGGATCAGGTGTTGATTCGAAAAACAGTAGGTTTAAAAACCGGATATATGATCTTGTCAGAATTTGAAAATGAACTTGGAATCATGACATCTAAAGTATATCCTAGGGAATCAGCAGCTATAGCTAGTGCTGATGGACAAGAAGTTATTAAAGTTGATGTCGTGAGGGTGTTTACATGAAGATCGAATTCAACGAGTTCTTTCAACTCCACGTCGACGTGACTCCTGTACGAGGTGATCTATATAGACTGTGTACTGAACGTGTCTATCTCGACGGCATGGTATGTACTTCTCGCAACGAGTTATTTCTTACCAAAGACCAACTAGGTGATCTGGCGGAATTCTTGCGAAAGGAACATGATGCTATTAAGTGATAATCCAATTCATTGGACAAATATGATGACTGAAACAGAAAGAAATGAGCTTGTAAATTCTCCAGAGTTTCGCGATTGGTTGATCGGACTTCTCGCAGACGACAACAAGTCGACTATTATTACTTTCGTTAAGAAAGACGGCACTCTTCGAAAGATGCTGTGTACTCGTAACCCGAGTAAGATCCCAGCCGAACACCATCCAAAGACAGAGACTACAGACCCATCTACGTCTATTCGTGTGTTCGATCTGGAAAAGAACGAGTGGCGCTCATTTCTTATTGCCAACGTGAAGAGTGTTGATTATGAATTCTAAAGACATCGCACTTATTTGTCTTATGGTATTACTGATCGTACTGTGTGTTATATTTGGACCTCTGATCCTGATCTGGTCTTTGAACACGGTCTTTCCAGTACTAGCTATTCCATATAACATTTGGACTTGGCTAGCAATAATCGGTATCAATGCTTCGATTCGTGGAATCTTTTATAATATTAAGGTGAGCAACAAATGACACAAATCAGTAATCCCGCAGATCGTGTTAAGATCAAGAAGCTTCTCTCTGAGATCTCAGGCTCTTTTACTCGAATTGAGGCTGAGCGTGATCTAATCAAGGAGACCATCACGGAGATGTCCAAAGAGTTCAATCTGCCAAAGCGAACTCTCAACAAGATGGCCAAGGTGTACCACAAGCAGAACTTCTCTCGAGAACAGGAAGAACATGCAGAATTTGAGAACCTATACGTAACCGTGGTAGAGAACCCTGGCCAGTAATGGTTCTGGACCTGTTTACAATAAATCCAGAATGTGGTATAATTACTCTCATGATCTGGAGAAAGCATGACTAAAGAACCAAAGATGACGGCAGGCGAGAAGCGCGCTGCCAAGCGTAAGGAAGCTGCTGAGAAAGCTGAACAGTTCTTCGGGGTGGGCAAGGGCAGTACCGAGCCAACGATCAACCCGTTGGACTACACCAACTCTCTCGTTCAGGCTCTGAACCACTACAACTCTGCCTTCGACAACAAGGACAAGCGTAAGTGGTTCATGTCCTACGTCGGTAAGAAGACCACTGAGTTTGACAAGTTGTCAGACCATGAGTTTCGCTCGATCGGTACGATGATTCGCCTCAAGCAGCGAGACCAGCCGCTCGAGCAGCGTGAATTGGACTTCATCGATGCTCAAGTTCAGATCCTACGCAATCGCGCTGCTGGTGAAAAGATCATCTCGCAGTTCGAAGCTCAAGTGGAGAAAGAAGACAAGCCCAAAGTCTCTATCCAAGATCGAGTCATAGAAGCTGCTTCTACTCACGTCGGTGAGATTCATGGTCTTATCGACGAGTTCATCGTCAACGGCAAGGAAGTCGACGTAGCTGCTTACCTCAAGGCTAAGCAAGTCTCGCCTCAGGTAAGTAAGCATATTCCAGCTGCGTTTGAAAAGACGATAGCGGAGCTTTACGAATACATCGATGGTGAAGACAAGCAATTGGTCGAGGGTTACTCTAATCTTGGTAAGGTCAAAGCCAAGAAGATAATCAAGATTCTTGAGTCGATCAACGACGCATGTGCTCAACAGGCTGTAACGGCCAAGGCAGCTCGTAAGCCTCGTGCCAAGAAAGTAAAGCCTGCTTCAGTCGTGGCTAAGAACGTGAAGTATCTCAAAGAGTATCCTGAGTTCGGTCTAAAGTCTGTGTCCCCAGAGAAAATCATTGGAGCTTCTGAGGTATGGATCTATAATACTAAATATAAGAAGCTTCAGGTGTATCGCTCCGAAGGTGCTTTCGACATCAAGGGTACTACCATCCTCAACTACGAGGTGACTACTTCTGGATCTAAGACCCTACGGAAGCCTGAGTTGGTTAAAGCTTACGCAGACATGACCAAGCGCAACCTTGCACAAGAGTATAAGAACCTGAAGACCAAGGAGTCCGCCGTCAACGGTCGGATCAACCAAGAATGTGTTATCCTAAAGGTGTTCTCATGAAAAAATTCTTAGCCTCTCTATCGATCCTGGCAGCATCAACAGCTTATGCTGGTCCTCCTCATCACCATCATCATGGTCATGTCGGTGGTCACAACATATGGCCTCTGGTCATCGGTGGTACCATCGGCTATGTGATTGGAAGACAAACACAGCCTGTGTACAATAATTATCCACAAGTATATAATCTACCTCAAGTACCAAATTATGGTGCTACTCCTATCTACGAGCGTCGCACTCAGTGGGATCCGAACTGCAACTGCTACGTGGTTGTCTACAATCAAATTGGCTGGCAATAATACATGATTCTTATCGACTATTCGCAGGTCTGTGTCGCAGCGATCCTATCGTTCGGCAAGGACATCAAGAAGAACTCTACTACTGACAAGAGAGATCTGATCAGACACGTCGCTCTTTCGTCTATAAAGTCTTACAAGAAGAAGTATGGTAAGACCTATGGCGACATCGTGATCTGCTGCGACGGTCGAAACTACTGGCGACGCGACGTCTTCGAGCACTACAAAGGTATGCGTAAGAAAGCCCGTGAAGACTCTGATCTAGACTGGAGCATGATCTTCGACACGCTGTCTGAGATCCGTGAAGATCTTAAAGAACACTTCAACTACAAGGTTATCCACCTTGAGAAGTGCGAGGCCGACGACGTGATCGCTGTACTGACTGCTTTGACTCAAGAGTTCGGGCGTAATGAGCCAGTCATGATCGTGTCGAGCGACAAAGACTTCAAACAGCTTCACGTGTACGACAACGTTAAGCAGTATAGCCCTATGCTGAAGAAGCAGGTAACAGTCAACAAGGGTGAACTCCACGCTTGGTTGATCGAACATATCGTCAAGGGTGACACAGGTGATGGTGTGCCTAACATCCTTTCTGACGACGACGTCTTCATGAAGGGCGAGCGTCAGAAGCCTGTCAGTGCTAAGCGTCTGCAGGAGTTTATTGAGAATGGATTCATTGCTTGCAAGAACGACACTGAACGCCGTAACTGGACTCGCAACGTCTGTCTCGTCGACTTTAAATATATACCTGAGGCGGTCAAGGAATCTATCCTAACGGCCTATGAACAACCAGCTAAAGGTAGCAGGGCTGCGATCATGAACTATCTGATCAAGAATCGCTGCCGGTTACTGCTCGATGAGATAGAGGATTTTTAATGCGAAAATATATTACAGAAATTCTAGACGACATCAACAAAGATGTCACCACGCTGGAGACTTATAAGAACAACGCTGCCGTAAAGACACTGTTCGAGTACGCTTTTCTTCCTGAAAAGAAGATCGATCTACCCGAAGGTGATCCACCATTCAAGCCAGACGCTGGTCCATTGGGTATGACTCCAGCGAACTTCTTTCAAGAGACTCGTAAGTTCTATGTCTTCAATCGGAAGGACTTGCCTCAACTTCGTAGAGAGCAGTTGTTCATCCAATTATTGGAAGCGCTGCACCCATCTGAAGCAAAAATTATCGTAGCGATGAAGGACCAAAACCTAAATAGTCTATATAACAACATCACTCATCAGGTGTTAGCACAGTATGGACTTATCCCAGAACAAAAAGAAACTCCAGATGGAGATCAGGCATCAAAAAAATCTTAGGTACGTTCTCGGTATGGAGGAAGCCTTCCTTGAAGAATGGGTGGCATCCCTCCCTGAGGACGCATTCGATTATCTCGAATGGCTCATCGAAGAAACAGAATTCTTACTTGACGAAGTTATGCTTGAGACTACTGGCCTTCGTGAAGCGGACCAAATAATATCTAGGTTTACTAAGAAGAGTGAAAGTTAAAGTCTATAAGAGAGGTGTTGAAGTTGGTTGGTTTAAGGACATAGTTCCTGGCGCCAATGCCGTCATCAACGCGTGTAAGTATCATAACTTCGATATCACTGAATATGAATTTCGAGACTTTGAAGACGATAAAAAAATTGTGTGGAGAGGCCAAGAAAGCATGTTGAGCGATATAAATAAACAAAGCACTTAAGGAATACAAATGCATCTCTGTTCTCACATAGCCAAAAATAGTTATGACCTAAACGGTCAGGCTATTGTACGCACATTCTCACCAGAGTGGGGTACACGGGGCTAAGAGTAACAGAAGCAAGTTCTCAAGGCCCTGGAGATGAAAGTCCCAGGGCCTTATGTTTTTATGTGTACAATAATTCGTAGATGGTATATAATATCTCTACAGTCAATCAAAACAGATTGACAACGATCTTTAAAAATTAGTACTTTATAATTGATCCGGTGTGGTGTAATTGGTAACACTACAGATTTTGACTCTGTCATTTCAGGTTCGAGCCCTGACACCGGTGCCATAACAAAGTGTAGTAGTGTTCAGCTAGGGAAGCTGATCTTAATAGAGAGCGCCTACAAAGCTTTGGCTACTACACTTTGTTATGGTGACGTGGATGAGTGGCTTAAATCAACGGTTTGCTAAACCGTCGGTTCACGAAAGTGGGCCCGTGAGTTCGAATCTCACCGTCACCACCAATTATGGTAGGTAGCACTGGTGTGCGGCGGGGTCTTATAAACCCTGGAGATCGGTCAGATGGGCTGAAACGGAAGGGATCGTAACCCTTACCTACTACCACGGGCCTCTAGCTCATGTTTGGTTAGAGCAGCGGACTCATAATCCGTTGGTGCGCGGTTCGACTCCGCGGGGGCCTACCAAATATATAAGAGGAGTAAACAGAAGGAGAAATTATGTCACATGTTCTAGCACTAGACGCATCAGGGTTACCACGCAAGTGGATCAATTATGAGAGCGCCGTATCCTACTTCACCAAAGGAATCGTAGCCTGGTCTCTTGGAGACACTATCGCTACATTTCGTGGTGGATGGCAGAAAGATGGTACTAGATCAATCGTACATACTCCTTCTATCATAGCAGTAAAGGGTAAGGGCTTCAATATTGAGAAAGCTGGGAAGGTAACTCTTTCTAACAAGACTCTCTTCGCAAGAGACAGACATATGTGTGCCTACTGCGGAAAAGTCTTTACTTACAACAGCTTATCTAGAGATCACGTACAGCCAGTGTCGCGAGGAGGTCTCAACACTTGGACCAACTGCGTAACGTCGTGCGTGAAGTGTAACACCACCAAGGGTTCTCATACTCCTGAAGAGATTGGGCGGCAATTACTGTACGTGCCGTACGAACCCAATCACTACGAGAACATGATTCTTCAAAACCGCAACATCCTTGCGGATCAGATGGAGTAC